GATCCCATACTGTGTGTACAGGCATTTCTTTATCATACTTAACTTCTGTGATGCGACCTTCTTGTTCGGCTTGGTATAATTCTCTACCCCATATTGCACCAGGTATAGCAGCGTCAAAATCACATTCCATCTCTTGTCGCCAGGCATCTTCGGTCATTTCTCTTTTTAGGGAGTCATACTCGCTAGGCATAAGTATATTACTTTGTGATGCTGTGATCTTGAGTGCCAACCATTCGCTACTTGTGGTAGCCCTGTTATACACTTCCCAGAATTGATTGCGACCTTTAGGTGTGCCAATAATAATAGCTTTACCTTGTCTATCGGCTAACGCTGGGCGTATAACGTAATTCCATACTGACGGTTTCCAGTCACCATACTCATCAGCAACAATAAGATCAAAAAACATACCACGCAATGCGTCTGGATTATCTGATCCATATAACTGTATTCTTGAGCCATTAGGAAAATCTATACGCATTTCAGATTCATTAATAGTAATGCCAGGAATAACCCTAACAAAGTATTTAAAGTAATCCCATGCAATAGCTTTAGCTTGTCTATAAAAAGGTGCTATATATGCGCCTCTAAAGTCTGTGCGCTTGGTGGTACTTGCTTCTTTTATAATATGATTAACGCAGGCTACGGTTTTTCCTGCACGTCTATGAGCTACTACAACTGCCCATCTTTTATCTGTCAGATGTAATGGTTGAAATGCTATTCTTGGAGTATAGTCTAGCTGTATTTTCACAGCTTATTCTTTCCATGATAATTCTATCTTACCACCTTCATTACCGCTAATTTCATGTGCAGATGTTTCTTTCCATCTAGCCCTAGTTTTTAACCAAAATATAGCAGCACTTGTATTGCCATTTTTAGCTTGTTGAAATAGCGTTTGCGCAATAGAAGCATTAGCATCTATACGGCCATCGTCTAACTCTTTTTTATAATACTTAACTAAAGTGTCTGAGCTTATATCTAATTTACTAGCTATATCTTCGTGTGTTATACCGACAGCAGCTAAAGTTTTAACTAGCTTTTGGTTGTCTTCGGTAGGAATATGCTCTTTTCCTTGCATGATTTTCCTTTTATAACTCCGAAAGTGCCGGAATACCTTTAGATAGATATTTAGCTAACTCTTTGTTCATTAAAGACATTTCTTTAATTTCTAGTTTATTTTTGTTAGGCATAGACTCTAGTTTAGTTTGAGCCTTAGATTTATGCACATATAAGCACTCATCTACAGGTGCTTTATCGTGTTGAAATACTACTAGCCATCTTGTAAATATCATAATAATTCCGCCTTTTTGCCTGTAAAGTTTTCCCAGCGTTTTATTATAACATCACAATACTTTGGGTCAAGCTCCATTGTAAAGGATTTTCTGCCTGTTTGTTCTGCACCAATAAGTGTGCTTCCACTACCACCAAACAAATCTAATACATTAAGTAATTTAATATGATTGCCAAATGCCCTTACGGATAATGCAACTGGCTTTTGTGTTGGGTGAACATAATTATGGTCTTTTTTAACTTCCCATAAATCTGATTCATTTTTAACTACTTCATCAATTTTGCCATTAAATAAACAAAACTCATGTTGATGTCTATAACCATTACCCATGCCAAATACATTTTTAGCCCATACTATACAAGTTTTGTAATCTAATTTACCTTGTAATATTCCGTAAAAATTCCAATTACACCAAATATAATATGCTTTAGGATTAATTGCTTTAATAGTATTGCATACTTCGGCAATAAAAGTGCTAAACTCATCTTCTGATAACTTATCATTCATTATTACATCATGTTTACCACTACGGCCATTAAATCCTACATTGTAAGGCGGATCTGTAAATATAAGATCAACCGCATTACCATTCATTAGCTTTTCTACAGCATCTATGCTTGTGCTATCGCCACACATAAGCCTATGGTTACCTAATTGGTATATATCACCTAGCTTTGTTGTAGGCTCTATAGGCACTTCTGGCACAGCATCTTCGTCTGTTAAGCCATCTGTTAGTTGTGTAGGGTTTAATAAAGCATTTAGTTCATCTACATCAAAACCTAGCATAGCTAAACTTACATCATCTTTTATATCCATTAGCTCTAAGGATAGCATTTCATTATCCCATGTTGAGTTTATGGCTATTCTATTGTCGGCTAGTATATAAGCCTTGCGTTGTGTTTCGTTTAAATGATCTAACAATATAGTAGGCACTTCTTTTAAGCCTAATTTGCGTGCTGCCATGACTCTGCCATGACCAGCTATAATGCCATTATCTTTGTCTATAAGAATAGGATTATTAAACCCAAACTCTTTTATGCTGCCTGCTATTTGATTAATTTGTTTATCATCATGCAATCTTGCATTTTTAGCATAAGGAATAAGATCATTTATATCTTTATGTATTACATTCATTTACTAATAACTGGGGTAGCCCAGTTCCTCGTTAAGTTTATATTACTTTAGGTTTTCTAGCTTGTAGATAGTGCGTAAGAATGTTTCTACAATCTCGTCTATTTTGTTTTGTAATGCTGTATCGTCTTTGCTAAATGCTTTATAGCGATTGTTTTCTACATATTGTAGTTTGTCTGCGATACAGTATAAAGGTTCTTTGTATTGTTTCTTTTCTGTAAGGATTGGTATATCTAATAGGCCATGTGCGCCCTGTGTGATTTCTGCTAGATCATCCGTTAAGTCTAGGATGTTTTCGTAGAAACCTTGTAGGGCTTTATGTTGTGAATAGCTTTTAGTAGATAGGTGGTATCTATGTGCTAGTTCACGAGCTAAGAATAGTGTGGCGAGAAATTCATTCATATTAGTATTGTATTGATTGTGGTTGAGTAGGTAATGGCAATTTTGGTTGCATGTTAGTAGACCTGTTTAAGCCTTGTGCATAAGCATTAAATCCAAATGGTGCATTACCTTGACCGCCTGGAGTAGAATAGTTTTGACCTGCTTCTTGTGCATATTGTTGTGTTGGATTGCCTGTACCGTAGTTTTGTAGTGCATTACCTAACATCATGTTTCTAGGTTGTGACTGTGTTTGGTAATTAGGGTTAAATGTGTTTTGTGGTGAACCGAGTTGTGTAGGATTGAACATTATTTGGTCATGAGAGCCTGTGCTAGTTTATGTGGATCTTTCTTTACACCTTCATTAGCCAGTTTCTTAGCAGTAGCTTGTGACATACCCACTTTTTTAGCAATCTTTGGGTTATGTTCTGCAGCTCTAAAAAGTTTATTTTGGGCTTCGTTGTAAGGCATCTGGTTCTTTCAGAAGTAATTTGGGTATATCTGTAGACTTTTTGGTAGTATCACCGTCAGTAATACATACAGGGCAAGTAGGGTATCCGGTGTAGTCATACACTTCTCCACAACTCTCACAAACGCTAAGTTTCACTTTGTTCCCTATGTAGTAAAATAAAAAAAGCCCACGTTTTAAGCGGGCTTATGTGAAAGTAATAGATACAATTCTCCCACAACTGCGATTATATCAAAACTGACTATGCTTGTGTATTATATTTTAGGCATTTATACGTCTGCCACCAATACTAAGAAGGTTGTCAAAGGCAAGCTCTAACTTAAACTCGTAAGCAAAAGGTTTTCTAGTCTTGAGAAACCTACAATAAATAGCATCTTGTTGTTCTTTAGGTAAGCTGTGAATGATAGAGTCTATAGTGTGTACATTTTTTAAGTCTTGTGCTGATACCATATCCTCAAAAGCATCTGCCGTTGATTCTCCCCCTGAACTCATGCCTATGCTTTTCTTTGGGTATCCTAGCTTATGACTATCATGTGACTTCATGTATAAAGCCCAGTCCTCGCATATACATAATAAACGATCCATACTAAGCATTTTTAACTTTTTCCTCTATAAGCCTAGCAAATTGTATCATGCGGTCTATGCTAACTGGCTCGTAACCTGTGGGAAATACTTTTTTGTATATAGCAATAATATCTTCTTGCGTCATGTTCCTATTTTCACTCCTTCGCCTGCAATAGAACTACTATGAAATGAATCTTGTGTGTGATTGTGTCTTGCATTATGTTTAGCATCTTTTTCGTTATAAACTTTAGATGATTTAATTTGATCTTCTGTAAACTTTATTTCATGGCCAAATATGCCTTGTAGTGGATGTGGTTTAGGTTTGTGATAATAAGTAGTGTCATTGTATGTATAAGATACTAAGTGATCTTCATTCCTAAGCCTATACATAACCCATTTAATACGATTGTAATGCACGTCTAGTTTTAAAGACATTTCTTGGCAAGTCATTTTATCCTCGCCTATTGCTTCCATTACTGCGTCTTTATATAAATGATAATACTGCTCTGTTTGAAATTTCAACTAACATCCTTAACTTTGCAATGCCATTTCTTTTTATCGTCTTGATGCCAGCCATGTACATGAATAGTCCAGCCAGCTTCACGAACTGCACCTACATATTCGCTATTGCCAATCTTAGTTACTCTAGCCGACATATTTGTGGCGGTGGTGGTCTGGACAGCTAATACTTCTTTACCTTTTAAAGCTAGTATATCTATAAATCCAAATAGGTCTTGGCGTATTCTTGCAAATGCGTTCCAATGTTCAACTATCGCAACGGTGTATCCTTGATCTCGTAACATTTTAAGACTCAGTTGAGTCGGGCTGGTTGCCAAATTGTTCTCCATTAGGTTTAGATATGCCATCTAAGAAACGCTTTTCTACTTCACCGGTAGATTTGTTTAACTCATATTCGTATGCGTGTGGTGATATATCATCACTTCTTTTTTTCTTACCAAATATACGATCAAAGTTTTCTTCAAACTCTTTGGTATTCATTCGTGATTGTAAAAGATCACCTGTGATTGGGTTTTTATCTGTCATTATTTATCCTCGTTACAAGAATTGGTTACATAAATACAAGCTGCTTCAAAAGCTACAAAGACTACTGCAAAAGGTAAAAAACATATACCAATAAATCCTACTAAATATTTCATTTTACCCCCAAATGGTTGTTAGTAAATAACCAACCTATAGTTTTTCTGTGCGCTTCTTCCCATGCTGCTATTTTATCATGTTTATCTAACATTTTATCATTATCTATCATATGGTGGCATTGATGACATAGAAACGCTATGCGATAATCATGAGATTTAATTCCTGTGCCTTTACCATCTCTTAACTGATTGCTATGTGCAGACACTACAGTTCCATCTTGAATAGAACACATCATACATGGTGCGCCATCTGCTAGTTTTAATAGTTTAGGGTTTCTATAGTTCATAGATCCCATTCCCATCCTAAAGTTTGCGCCCAAATTTCCACCTGGTGTTGATATTCTGACATAGCCTGAGTATCTAACTTTGTCGTAGACTTTACTAACTCTACAGGCATACCAGCAATTTCTGTTTGGTATCGTAAAAACTTATATCCCATAAGATCATGGATTTTATCTTTTTCAATACCTAAATGATTGCCAATGCTTGTATACAATTCCCACAGGCGTAAATTTTGTTCTAAGCTACGGTTTGCTTTGGCTTCTACAACTGTTACTCGCCAATGCTTAGTCCAGTCAAGTGATCTTAATTTTGTAGTTAGATTTGCTAGGTTGTCTTTTGTTAAATTCCATTTCAGCACGATCATATCCTTTACTTTTAAATATTCTGCCATCTTTCATGACAGCTTTGTAATTCATAGTGGGATCAAACTTTAGCACAGCTTTGATAAATTTATTTGCTGAATTATCATCACTCATGGACTTTCCTTGTATCGTAATCCTTTAGCATCAAACCAAAAGTTAAAACTACCTTCCCATTGTGCGTTTCTCTGCTTCTGAACAAACACCTTGCAGTCTGGAATAATTTTAAGTTCTTCATCAGATGTTTTGCCTTCATCAATTAATTTTTCCTTATAACGATTGCGCCATACACATAAGATTGAATCTGATAAATTACGAATATGAGAGCTGCCCATCAAATCTGTTGCATCAGGCACTTCTGTTTCATCTTTCATCTTACGAGTAT